GATTACAAATACTTTATTGGTCTAGTAAATAAAGAAAACTATATTTTAACCGCTGGTAATAATGAATACTCAGCAATAGAAAATCCGTTTATATATAACTCTGACAGTCTATTAACCTCAGATAGCCTGTTGTCTGGAACAGTTTCAACATCTAAGCAATATTCTATAATTGGTCAATCTAGCTTTGGAATCCTACCGGGTAACGATGACGATCTAGATATACTAGCTTACCAGATGGAACAGCCAGATTCTAGTGAAAACAAACGACTAATAAATAAGGATGGGATAGGCCATTACTTTAGTACCAGTCTAGTTAAAGATAACCTAGTTAGTAACGCTAGTAAATATATCAATGGTGTTAAATTAAATAGTAACACCGGTAGTCCTAATTTATTGAGCAATACCAGTAATGACTATAAAACAGTTACAGTAAGTGGCTGGGGTAGTTCACATGCTTCAACAGCAACTGGTAACTATGGCTCTGGCAATTACGTTGCTAAAGTCACAATAAATAACACGTCTTCTGTTGACTTACGACTTTATGTTAGAGTATCTGGACACACTGGTAATCTAAATGCGTCTATCGTTAGTCCGGGGGAAGAGGGGATTTCATATTTGTCATTTAATGTTCTAGACGGACAGAGTATAGACAGTGCATGGGTGGGATTCACACAGGTACAAAGTGAAACTTTTTCATACCAATTTAAGCAATTAATGATAAGCACATATGATGTACCATACTCCCCTGCTCCGTCAGAGCAAACTACTAGTCAAAGTGGTAGCTTAGTAATACCTATTGTGAACGTAAAGCCAGACTGTGCATATAGTTTTTCTACTATTTCAATGTCAGACAAGGACTCATCAAATGCTAGCCTTAGCTTAATATTAAAGGATAAATCGGGAAATGATATAACTAGTCATATAACTAATAGCATTTCAAGTGGGAAGCATATACTACGTATCAATCAAAATACTAGTACTAGTTTTTCTAGCAACGGATATGCTGTCATAAGTTTCAGTGGCATTAGCAGTACAGATAACATATCAATAAGTCTAATGTGTTTAAAGATTAATACTGATAATGAGTTTTATAACTGGGCACCTAACAGCAATGACGAGCAACTAACTAATGACATAAACGTTGAACTAGATATTAAGTCATTCATTAATGATAATATATCTACGTTATCCTCTATCACAACTAGTTCAGATATAAATGCTATGTTCCAAGAAAAACGTTTTCAAATAACTAGTAAGTTGAATGATATAACAACACCGTCAGTAACTGTTAATCCCTATGTATTTAATTACAATGCAAATGTGTTTATGAGCCTAGACAGTTTTACAGTTGATAACTCTGGCTATAAGGACTACTTCATTGACTTTAATGACGTTACACCATTCCTAAATTTAAACGGCATTATGTCGTTTAAATTAGTTCCTGTTAACTATAACAATGGTTTTTCAATAGATTACTTTGGAATTAGTATGTATAACGAAGAAGACAAGGTAACCCTACAAGGAAATTCTGTTCAAACTGGACTAGGAGTGTTTGTAAAATAATAGCTATCAAAACTAGCCATTGACGTCAATTTAGACTAGTATTGATAAAGATAGTTAAACTAACAAGGGGGATAAAAAATTGGCAATATTAACAAATTACTACCAAGTAAAGTCTGCAATAGATTTTTCAAACCAGTCTGATATTTGGATTGAGTTCGCTAAAGACACCCCGTGGACTGACGAAACTAAGCCAGATTCAGAAAATCCGGCTATAACAGATTTAGATTCATCTCAAATATTTGTTAAATCTAACTCATTAATACTTCTTTATCCAGCTAAAGATACAGATAGTGACGACAATGTTATTATCTATAAGAATAGTCGCTGGATTCCAAGTGGTGTTGATGATGCGTATAAAAACAATGCAACATTTGTGTTGCTATCTTATAAGATTGATGCTGGAACAACGGATAACTTCACTTGGCGTCAAACTGGAATTAGAAAAGGAACGACCCCGGTTGAGGCTGGGTCTAAAACATTATTGAAGCCTAGTGAAGTTTCTGACAAGGGTAAGTTGTTGGCATTCGATAATCACGTTCCACAAAACTATTCGAATGATACTGTTGCAACAGTTCAGTATCTAATGGAATTTTAGGAGGTATTTAAATGTCAACTTTTGATGACTCTGTGAGCCCTTATGGTAACAAGTTTTCGCCTTCAAATAGGTATTCAAAGGTACTAGCAAGGCCGGGTAGACCTCTATTTAACTGGGAAATACTAGAACAACAGTCTATTCAAGGGTACGGTATGCAGATGCTTGGAGATGCTATTTTCCAAGAAGGCGCTATTATATCAGGTATGGACGCTGTTCCAAAGGCGTTCTCTGATTCTTCTACAACACCAACGTATCCTAATAACTTTAGCATTTCTTCACTAGAAGCTGTAAACTCGTCTTTAAAAACAGACACGTATACGAGTGACGGTGTTATTGGTATTACCAGTGTTGGGGTTACTAAAGATCAATATCCAGAAATGGATTTCAACTCAACGATTACTAAGGGTCTATATCAAACGCAGTCATTCACAATTAAGAAAACTAGTGGTACTTTATCTAAGCTATCACTAAATTATAATGCGTCCCAAGTGTCTCCTGCAAGCTGGACGATTGATGGTAAGTCAGTCGCAACTAGCCTGAATGATATGACCGGTTCTCCATTACTAGATACATCTGGTAGTTCAATTAACCTAGACGACGGTAATGCTCATGCAGTTATAATTAAGTATACAACTCTATCGTCAGGTTCAGCTAGATTTAATTTAATCTTAAATTCTGGCTACAATGCTTTGACACAACCTGTAGCTGTTAACATAACTGGGTTAATGAGTGAAGACGGACAAATAAACCATAACTGGGTTATTAACAGCAAAGACGCTGACGCAACAAGCAGCGTTGTTAGGACTAAGACTTATGCTATCACGTCAGGTAGAATCTGGCTTGAAGGCGGTGTTAGAGAGTTTGACGGTGATGAAATATCAATAACTGGTATTGGTAAAGAAACGATTGGTGTCAAGCTTAGCGAGTTCGTAGTAACTTCCGCAGATGACCCCAACTTAATTGACACTACACCTAATGCAGTATCTAAAGGTAAGGCTGGATCAGACCGAGTTAAGTATCAAGTATCATTAACATACAATGACGATACTGCTGTTCCACTTTACGTATTTACTGATAACAAGTTAGGAAGTAGCGAGATAAAGCCTGACTATGGTAGTCTTCAACAAATACTAGCTAAGCGTATGTATGACCAGTCTGGTCACTTTAGAGTATATGGATTTAATGTGTCTACTGGAGACTACTCGTTGGACGATAGTAAGATTAGACTTATTATTGATGCTGGTCAAGCATACGTTCATGGTTACTCAATTAATACTGCTGATACAACGGACGTACTAATTGATAAGGCTGATACAACTAGCAATGTTCAAACTGAACAGTACGTTTATAATAACACTAACGGAACCTATACGCTTTTGAACCAACCAGTTCAAACTATTAATAGTGTGACTGCTAGTGTTCAGGGTTCTAACGCTTCTGTAACCCGCTCAACTAATGGTATTGACGATGTATTTACAACTGAAACGGTATATAGAATTGAATCTGTTACTCAAAACTCAACAACTTATATTGAAGGCACTGATTTCGTCAGACTTTCAAGTAACTCAATACGATGGGGTAAGGACGCTAACGGAAATAACCTAACTGGTGCTAAAATCCCATCAGCTGGTTCTAGTTACCGAGTTGTTTATGACTATACTAAGCAGTTCACGGAAGGAAAAGACTATGTTGTTGGAACTTCTGGTGCTTCTACCACAATAAACATTGCTAACCAGTCTGGTTTAAAGCCTATCTCTGGTTCTTTAGTAAATGTAAACTACACATTCTTCTTAGCAAGATGCGATATGATTGTTATCACGCAGGATGCCAATAATCCGTTCAAAGTTATTCCGGGAACTCCTATGCCATTGTCTAGTGCTTTACCTCCAATTCTAAAAGACCAATACTCTCTAGAACTGGGATACGTACTAGTATATCCTAATAGTGACAAAGCACTGTTTACAATGCAAACTATTACGAACATACCATTCTCTGGTTTACAGAACTGGTCTAATAGACTAGATAACCTAGAATACAACATGTCAATGACACAGATGCAACAGGCAATCCAGTTAGGTGAAGACCCATCAACGA